TCATTCAGTATCAGATGGCTATGGATAATCTTGACCTTCTGGAACACATCCTTGTTGGTGAAACACCAATCCGATTTAACCAACACATGAACCGTCTATACATTGATGGGGATTGGACAAACGACTTTGTTGCGGGTGAAGACTATATCATTGCAGAGTGTTATCGCAAAATAGACCCGGCAACTTACACAGACATTTTTGATGACATCTTCCTAAAGAGATATGCAACTGCTCTGATTAAACAGCAGTGGGGTGCAAACCTATCTAAGTTCAGTGGTGTTGCAATGCTTGGTGGTGTTACTATGAATGGTGAAACTATCTATTCACAAGCACAGGAAGAGATTAATAAGTTAGAAGAACAAATCCAACTTACGTTTGAGTTGCCAGTTAATTATATGATAGGGTAATTCATGGCCGTTAATAAACATTTTCATACGAGCGGCGTATCTGCAATTGCATCTGAACAATCTTTATATGCTAACTTGGTTACAGAAGCTATTCACCATAGGGGTCATGATGTGTATTATCTTGACCGTACACTTGTTGCTGAAGACAATGTTCTTGGTGAGGATTCTCTGTCTAAATTTAATACACAATCTTCTATTGAAATGTACATGGAAGACTCTGGTGGTGGGTTTGCAGGAGAACGTGAGCTTATGTCTCAGTTTGGTTTGCAAAATCTTAGTGAAGCAACTTTCGTTGTAAGTAAAACAAAGTTTCAAGAAAAAACAAAACAATTACAAATAGAAACGGCAACAGACTCAACATCGTCTGGTTCTATCCAATTGGAATCTGGTACGGTATCTGATAGTCAAATATCTTATATTCTAAATGAAACTGATGCGACTGATGCTGACCGTCCTTTTGAGGGTGATGCAATTTATCACCCAACACTAAAGAAATTGTTTCAGATTAACTTTGTTGATCATGATAATCCTTTTCACCAGTTAGATAGTAATCCTGTTTATAAATTAAAATGTCGTCTGTTTGATTATGGTTCAGAAGAACTCAGTACTGGTATTGCTGAAATTGATGCAATATCAGATTCTCTATCAATTGCAAGTTCCGAATATCAGATTACACTTGAAATTGAAAGTATTGTTGGTCAGCCAGTAACAATAGATATAAATGGATATACTTTAGATACAACAGTTATTACACTTGATGCTACAATAGTCGGCGCAAATCAAGACCCACCTTCATTTGGTGAAAGTTTATTGCTTGAAAATGGTAGTTTCCTTATATCAGAAGAATATATAATTGGTGATGGTGTCACTGATAAAACTGCTCAGAACGAGTTGTTTGAAACATTGGATGATACGGTGCTTGACTTCAGTGAGTCAAACCCATTTGGTGATGTAGGGAGTGCAAACTAATGACTACTGGAAGATTGGTTGCAACGGAACAATCACTGTATGCAAACTTGGTTGCAGAGGCAATTCAGATTCACGGCCATGATGTGTATTATCTTGACCGTACACTTGTTGCTGAAGATACAGTGCTTGGAGAAGATGCACTGTCAAAGTTTAACACTCAAGTTCCTATCGAAATGTATATGGAAGACTCTGATGGGGGTTACGCTGGTGAACAAGAAGTAATGACTCAGTTTGGTTTAGGAAATCTAAGTGAGGCAACTTTTGTAGTTAGTAAGACAAGATTTCAAGAGAAGACAAAACAGATTCAGATTGAAGAAGGCACAGACTCAACATCATCTGGTTCTATTCTATTGGAGTCTGGAACAATTTTAACGTCTAAATTGGAAGGTGAAGTATTTTATATTGTAAATGAAACTGATGCGACGGATGTAGATCGACCCTTAGAGGGCGATGCAATTTATCATCCAACACTCAAAAAATTATTTCAGATTAACTTTGTTGATCATGATGACCCCTTTCATCAACTTGATACCAATCCAGTTTATAAAATGCGATGTCGCCTGTTTGATTATGGTTCAGAATCACTTGACACAGGTATTACAGACATTGATGCGATTGAAGATTCTCTCTCAATTGCAAGTTCCAATCATCAATTAACTCTTGAGGACGAAACAGGAAGTATTCTACTTGAAACTGGTGGTGACGAATATATTATACAGGAAGACTATATAGTAGGAGATGGAGTAACGGATAAGACAGCTCAAAATGAGTTGTTTGAAACATTGGATGATACGGTACTGGACTTTAGTGAATCGAATCCATTTGGTGATGCAGGGAGTGCAGATTAATGCTAGGACAACAATTTTACCACGAAACAGTACGCAACGTAGTTGTGGGTTTCGGAACAATTTTTAATAATATTCAATTAGTTCGTAAGGACAATGCTGGAGCAATTCAACAGACCATGAAGGTTCCATTGGCATATGGACCAAGGCAGAAGTTTCTTGTTCGTTTGAACGATGATGCAGACCTGAGTAAAGCTGCGGCGGTTACTTTACCTCGTATTGGTTTTGAAATCACAGGTCTTACCTACGATCCCGGTAGGAAACTAAATCGTGTACAGAAGTTTAAAAAAGTTAAGGGTGACACAACCAAAACACAACAGTTAGATACCCAGTATATGCCTGTTCCCTATAACATAAATTTTCAGCTTTACATTCTTGCAAAACAGTCGGATGATGCTCTACAAATTGTTGAACAAATTCTTCCTTACTTTCAACCAGACTACACGATCACGATGAATGATAACGCTGATATGGGTGTCAAAAAAGACATTCCCGTTATTCTCAACAGTATTTCTTACGAGGATGATTATCAGGGCGACTTTACAACTCGCCGTGCAATTATCTATACTCTAGATTTTACTTGCAAGTTCTATCTCTATGGTCCTGTTACATCCAGTAAGGTTATCAAGACGGTACAGGTTGATGCATACACTGATATGCCTGACCAATCACCAACACGACAACAGAGACTTACTGTTACACCAAATCCAACTAGTGCTGATGCTGATGACGATTTTGGTTTCAATGAGGTGACATCGTTCTTCGAAGACGCAAAAAATTATAATGTAGTAACAGGCACTGATGAATAGCATAGATAAAGCACTTGGTGTTGTGAGTGAGGTTGTGACTATAGAAGAATCTCCAAACCCTAAAATGTCGGAGGTTTCTCGTTATCCAGACGATTTGCTTGATGATGAGGATATTGAGCTTGACTATAAGTATCAAAGAGAGAACTTCTATCGGTTGGTTGAACAAGGTTCCACTGCGATTGAAGGTATCCTTGAACTTGCAAGAGAGGGTGAACACCCAAGAGCATACGAAGTTGCTGGACAGTTAATCAAGAATGTTGCAGAGGTTACTGAAAAACTAGGTGACCTTCAAGAGAAGATGAAGAAATTAAAAGAAGTTCCCAACAACGCACCTAAGAGCGTGACTAATGCATTGTTCGTTGGAAGCACTGCTGAGTTACAGAAAATGTTAAAGGAAAAATAATGTATGAATACCAATGTAAAGTTGTCAAGGTAATAGACGGTGACACCGCTGATGTAGATATTGATCTTGGTTTTGGTGTATGGATGAAGAAACAGAGGATTCGCTTCTATGGCGTAGACACACCTGAGTCTCGGACAAGAGATAAAGAAGAGAAGGTATATGGATTGATGGCAAAAGAATTTGTTTTGTCTCATCTGCCAGTTGGATCAACACAGGTTTTACGCACAAAGAAAGATGGCGTTGGTAAGTATGGCCGTATCCTTGGAGAGTTCGTTATCGATGATACAACTGTAAATCAGTTGCTTATTGACACGCATAACGCTGTTGCATATTTTGGTCAGTCTAAGGATGATATTGAAGAAGAGCATTTGAGGAACAGAGAATTAGTTAATGGCTGACAATCAATACCTCGGCAATCCCAATCTCAAGAAGGCAAATGTCGCCCAGAACTGGACGAAAGAAGAGCTTGTTGAGTATCAGAAATGTATGGAGAACCCACAATATTTCATAGAGAATTATGTTAAGATAATTTCTCTTGATGAGGGTCTTGTACCATTTAAGATGTACGACTTTCAAAAAGAAATGGTGGGAACATTCCACAGCAATCGTTTCACTATCTGTAAACTACCCAGACAGTCTGGTAAGTCTACAGTTATGATATCGTATTTGCTACATTACGCACTTTTCAACCCCAGTGTTAATATCGCAATCCTTGCGAATAAGGCAGCGACCGCTCGTGACCTACTGTCACGATTACAACTTGCGTATGAACATCTACCTAAATGGTTGCAACAGGGGGTGATGAGTTGGAACAAAGGTTCCTTGGAGTTAGAAAATGGTTCTAAAATACTGGCAAGTTCCACTTCAGCTAGTGCTGTTCGTGGTGGTTCTTATAATATTATATTTCTTGATGAGTTTGCTTATGTCCCGTCTAATGTAGCAGAGCAGTTCTTCAGTTCAGTATATCCTACAATTTCATCTGGTAAGACAACCAAGGTAATGATCGTTTCCACCCCACATGGTATGAATATGTTCTATAAACTATGGGTGGATGCAGAGGAAGGTCGTAACACCTATATTCCTATTGAGGTACATTGGAGTGAGGTTCCGGGCAGAGATGATAAATGGAAAGAAGAAACAATCAAGAACACCTCTCAGGCTCAGTTCAATACAGAGTTTGAATGTGAGTTTCTTGGTTCTATTGATACACTGATTGCACCCCATAAACTTAAACAGTTAACGTATCGATCACCGAAACAGTCTAGTGGCGGTCTAGACGTTCATATTCCACCACAAGAAGGTCACACATACCTTCTCACTGCTGATGTTTCACGGGGAACATCAAACGATTACTCAGCATTTGTGGTTGTGGATGTGAGTGAAATACCGTATCGGGTAGT